CGCGGGTGGTGTACCAGTGGGTGGAAAAATACAGCTGGGACGCGCTGCTGTCCGACGAGCAGCTGGAAGACGCCATCGCCCGGCGGGTGCAGCTGCTGCTGGCCCGGGAAAAGAAGACCCCGGCCGAGCTGGACGAACTGGACCGGCTGATCGGCCAGCATGTGCGGCTGAAGAAAGACCTGGTGCAGCTGCGCGAGAAAGAGCTGGCCCTGAAGGAGCGGGAAGCGGCCCTGGCCGCCGGGGTGCCGGCGGATGAATGGCCGGAGCCGAACGGGCGGCGCGGCAAGCGCGGCGGGGGCCAGGCCAAGGGTGGTAAAGGCAAGAGGGGCAAGCAGCGCAAGAACGACATCGGCGAGCTGCTGCCCGAGGACTTCGAGGGCTGGCTGGGCACCCTGTTCGGCTATCAGCTGCGCTGCCGCGAGGCCAAGAACGACCCGGCCATCCCGCGCACCCGCAACATCCTGAAAAGCCGCCAAATCGGCATGACCTACTACTTCGCCGGCGAGGCCCTGGAAGACGCCGTCATCACCGGCGGCAACCAGATCTTCCTGTCCGCCACCCGGGCCCAGGCCGAGGTGTTCCGCTCCTACATCATCAACATCGCCCGGGAGTTTCTGGGGGTGGAGCTGTCGGGCAACCCGATAATCTTAAGCAACTGTGCCGAGCTGCACTTTCTGTCCACCAACTCCAACAGCGCCCAGTCCCGCTCCGGCAACGTCTACATCGACGAATACTTCTGGATCCCGGGCTTTACCAAGCTGTCCAACGTGGCCTCTGCCATGGCCACCCAGAGCCGGTGGCGGAAAACCTACTTCTCCACCCCCTCGGCCAAGTCGCACCCGGGCTATGGCTTCTGGACCGGCGACAGCTGGAAGGACGGCAAGGACAGCCGCAAGGATATCGAATTCCCGACCCTGGCCGACTACCAGGACGGCGGCCGGGTATGCCCGGACCGGCAATGGCGCTACGCCATCACGGTGGAAGACGCGGTGGCCAGCGGCTGCAACCTCATTGACGTTGACGAGCTGCGCGACGAGTACGCCGACGAGGTGTTCCGCAACCTGTTTATGTGCGAGTTCGTCGACGACGAAGCCAGCGTGTTCAAGTTCAACCAGCTGGAAGGCTGCGGCGTCGACACCGCCCAGTGGGAAGACTTCGACCCGCGCGCGGCCCGGCCGTTCGGTACCCGCGAGGTGTGGCTGGGCTACGACCCGAGCCGCACCCGCGACAACGCCACCCTGGTGGTGCTGGCCCCGCCGCTGGTCGGCGGCGAGCCGTTCCGGGTGCTGGAAAAGCACCACTGGCGGGGGCTCAACTTTCAGCACCATGTGGCCGAAATCGCCAAGCTGTTCAAGCGCTACCGGGTGACCTACATCGGGGTGGACATTACCGGCATCGGCGCCGGGGTGTTCGACCTTATCAAGACCAAGTACCCACGCGAGGCGCACGCCATCCACTACTCGGTGGAGAGCAAGAACCGCCTGGTGCTGAAGATGATCGACGTGGTGGAGGCCGGGCGCATCAGCTGGGACCGGCTGCACAAGGACATTCCGTTGGCGTTTATGGCCATCAAGCGCACCACCACCGGATCCGGCAATGCCATGACCTTCAAGGCGGGGCGGGACGCCACCACCGGCCACGCCGACGCCTTTTTCGCCATCGCCCACGCGGTGATCAACGAGCCGCTGGACCACTCCAACCAACGCACCTCAACCTGGGCCATACAAGCATGACCGAGCAAGCCAGCCATCAATCCAACAATCTGGTTGCGTTCAGCTTTGGCGAGCCGGAGGCCATCGAGCCCGGCCGCTGGCTGACCGACTACACCGAACTGTTTTACGACGATTACGCCGACTACTGGAGCACCCCGGTCAGCCGCCAGGGGCTGGCCCAGATTGCCAACACCAACGCCCACCACGGGGCCCTGCTCTATGCCCGGCGCAACATGATCGCCGGCAAGTTCAAGGGCGGCGGGGGCATGAAGCGGGTGCAGATGCAGGCCTTTGCCCACAACCTGATCCAGTTCGGCGACGCCGCTTTTTTGAAGATCCGCAACGGCCTGGGGCGGGTGGTGCGGCTGCATCCGCTGCCCTCCATGTACCTGCGCCGGCACAAGAGCGGGGATTTTGTGCTGCTGCAGGCCAACAACCAGCAGATCCGCTACCGGGAAGACGACGTTATCTTCCTGAGCCAGTACGACCCCCGCCAACAGATCTACGGCCTGCCGGACTACCTGGGCGGCATCCAGTCCGCCCTGCTGAACCGGGACGCCACCCTGTTCCGCCGGCGCTACTACCAGAACGGCGCCCACATGGGCTTTATCTTCTACGCCACCGACCCCAACCTGAGCGAAAGCCAGGAAGAAGAGCTGAAGGAGAAGATCCAAAGCTCCAAGGGGGTGGGCAACTTCCGCAGCCTGTTTATCAACATCCCCAACGGCAACCCGGACGGGGTGAAGCTGATCCCGGTGGGAGACATCGCCACCAAGGACGACTTTGACCGCATCAAGAACATCAGCGCCCAGGACGTGCTCACCGCGCACCGCTTTCCGCCCGGGCTGGCCGGCATCATCCCCACCAACACCGGCGGCCTGGGCGACCCGGAGAAATACGACGCCGTTTACACCCGCAACGAGGTGGCGCCGCTGTGCGAGCTGATCGCCGACGTGGTTAACTCGGACCCGGATATTCCGGCGCGGCTGGCCCTGCAGTTTGCGCTGGAGTGACTGGATAAAAACACAGTGGTTTGCTGCCATCCGGTGCCGGATGATTTATCATAGGTGCATGTTTACTCGGGGGAGTTTTAAACATGCGGGTTTACTGCAGAGAGTGCGGAAGCAAGGGGCGGATAACAAAAACCAACCGCCTGAGCCGGGATTACACCGAGTTGTATTGCCAGTGCAACGATGCCGAGTGCGGCCACACCTGGGTGATGGGCGCCGGCTACCGGCACAGCCTGAGCCCCAGCGCCAAAACCACCACCCAGATGGCGTTCCAACTGATGAAGGCTTTGCCACCAGGGGCACAGAAAGATTTACTGAGGGAACTGGAAGGGGCGCGGTAAGCGCCCTTTTTTATCTTAAATTATCTTTTTATGAAATTACTTAATCAATATCACCACTATCAAAGCAGTTAAAGTTATTGCTATAAAAGAGAAAAAATAAAAAATATTTTTTCTTAAGTTTCTTATGTCTTCCCTTAGCTCATTAATAACTAATGACTCTTGCCTTTGACAGGGGAAGTTAACCTTTTCTGTTTTATGTCTATATCTGTCGGCATACGTCGCAAGTATCCCGCCACCTGCACCAGAGAATGAATAGATAATTATGTCTTTCAAGATCCCTAAATGCAGTATTGTTTTGGGGGAGTTTTCCATTATCTCTTGAGAAGCAAGGGATTGTATTATTATTCCTGATCCTGCTCCTGTGATAATCAATAATACTCCCTTTAAGATTTGTTCTGTTTCCAATTCAAGAAGAGTTATCAGTCCAAAAAAGAACGAGAGAATTGATGATGTAAAGAATAAATCATACTTCTGATATGACCATAATATGATTGACGCCAAAAGCAGTATGACCCATAAGTATATAGGCTTTATAGAGTATTGATTAGAATGCATTGAGCTTACACTCTTGGTTAGTTCTGTTTTAGTGGCAACATAATGTAGAATGGTTGGTGAATGCTTTGATATTTGAGAGCGGAGATGAAAGTTAGAAGGGACGCTATATGCGCCCCTATCCGATTAAGCTACATCATCCTTTCTGCAACTCAAAGCAGCCTTTATTTGAAGCATAGACAGATACATAGGTACGAGGCTATTACCACTACTATGAGACTTTGCCTCGCCTATAACAGTAAACCCCAACCTGCTATAGAAATTAACTTTATCTTCTACGGCCTCAAGATAAATGCCGTTGGATCCAACATGCTTTGATGCTTCAAAAGCATTGGAAATAGCTTGCCTCAGCAACTTGATGCCTAACCCTTGACCTTGATATCCTTTATCTACTGCAAGCATATCAAGTTTAGTCACAGGTATATTTTGAAATTTCCCCGTAATCTCAAAGTCACCGCGGGCAAGGGTGTGGTTTTTAAGAGTATAAAAACCAACAACCTTTGAGTTTTTCTCTTCAACCAGCAACTTGCAAGTGATAATTGACTGGCTCACCAAGTCTTTAATCTTGCCATTAATAAGGCAGTTATTAAGGACCGCATCGCCGCAGTCAAAGTCCTTAAGGTCTTTCTTTTTTTCATTCGAGAAGACCTTGGTCTCGAATGTAACTTCTTTTTCCTGACTTACATCACTCTTTGCGCTCATTAAAAAGCTCTCCGGACATGAGGTCAATTAACCCTTCTGCTGGAGCATCATTAGCTTGATTTAGAGCGTTCACCTTGTCAAACTCTTCAGCTGAAAGCATCGTAATCTGACTCTCCAGCAGCAATCGACGAGCTTTCTCTGACGCTGCTTGGATAATGAAAGCCGTTAAATCAACACCACTGAATGCAGCCGCAGTTCGAAGGGTCTCTTTGACCAGTTGATTAGTTTTTAGCTCTATCCTGCTATCTTTAGATTTAGGCAGTGCAGGAGTAGATCTATCTCTTCTCAGTGCAACAGTTGCCATAACAAATACCTCATATATTAGTCTGATAATCTCCTTCTATTTTTAGGATCTATTTAGAATCCATTTGTTGGGTTCAAATAAGATTAAAAATAATTTTATCCTTGCAAACGAAAAATTGAGCTCCATGTTTTACTCCTTGAAAAAAGCACTTTTTGTGCTGGTTGTGGTTACTTCTCAATGTAGAAAAGTAACTCCACTGTAAACACAGCTTTCAGGGGACTAGTCATTGCCACTAACTGCGTCAGGGTTGTGAGCTGCCCGTCTGATAGCCGTACACAAACTATAGCGATTAGAGCACTCAAGATCAACGATTTTGTACGGGTGTTGTACGGATGGTTTTTCATAGCTGGTCTTGGCAAAGTTCGTTCATCCAGTCTTCAAAATCGTCTTCGTGGTACTTGGGTTCGGCGGCTTCCATCCAGCGGGCCTCTTTTTCTATCTTCATCAGTAGGACGTCGGCCTGCTCCAGGGCCAGCTGCAGGTGCGCTTCGGGGACGGTGGCCAGCCAGGCTTCAATGTTGCCCCCGCCGTCCAGCAACTGCGCAACTTGGTACCGGAAATGGGCGGCAAGCTCTTGGGTGCGCTCGTACTCAAGTTCGGCGAACTCGTTCTCTTCCCAGATGGCGAGGGGGTCTTCTGCCGGGCGCAGGCCCGGGCGGTGGCGGCCGGTGTTAAGGCAGCCGTTGCGAATGCTGATGAATAAACCATCAATTTCGATAACGGCGCCGTTCAGCAGCCGTTCCTTGTCCCGGGCATCGAGGCCGAGCATGGCCAATTCCCGGTCCAGCGGATCGTTTCCTGCCGGTTTTTGATCCTCCGTACAGTTATTGTCAGAACTCCAAGGGGCGCGGCTGCCGCCGCTTAAGGGCAGCTCGCTGCGCTCGCCAAGGCCGGTCCGCGACAAGGTCCAGCCCTGGTGGCGGGTTTGGGCCTCGGACACGCCCACCATCACCCCGGTGGGGATGCCGTTAACGCTGGTGGTGATGTCGATGGTGCGCAGGCCCAGCAGCTTGGCCACGTCTTCCCCGTATTTGCTGGCGGCGGGCT